TGAGGACCGGTTGCGCCAGCAGTCAGTACAAAGTCTGTTGTGCCCAAGCCTAAAAATGCGGTTGTTCCCGACCCAGATTGATAGGGAACTGCACCAGTTGCGCCACCGGCCAAGTTGGTGGACGTTCCAGCTGATGTTGCACTTCCGACAGCAACACTGGATGGGTTGGTATAGACCGGGCTTGTGGTGCCGTTGGAGGTCAGCAAAAATCCGGCTGTGCCCAGAGCCAGATAGGCGGTTGTGCCGGTTGCGCTTTGATACACCACGGAACCCACAGAGCCACCGGGCAAATTGCCGGAAGAGATTGCGCCGTCAGCCAACAGCCCGACAATGTTGCTGCTGTTCTTGTAATACAGTTTGCCATCGACAATGTTGATCGCCAATTCACCATACGCCAAATTCGCTGCCAAAGGGACGTTTGTGGTTGTGCCGCTGTAGTAAATCTGGATTGGGGTAAAGCCTGCTGCTGCCATGATAGTGCCTTATTCTTCTACGAGCCCGCCGTACGGAATACCTGGACCCGCGAGGTTGTTAAGTGAGACGTCCGGCCGTGGGAATCGGAGGTTGATTCGCTCGGTCTTTCTTGCGGGTAGCCGATAGGGGTCGAACTGGTCGCGACAGCCTTCATTGCACACTCGCAGACCGGGGAAATTGGGGTCCGACATCAGCACCGAAAAATAGCGCTTCATCTTGCATCGGTCGCAGACGCCGATAGCTAGTGAAGGTTGTCCGGTGGTGTCGAGGAATCGCGGCATGCATCACCTCGTGTACACGGAGATGTTGGGTGCCCAATAGATCGGGGATTTGTCCCGCTCTTCCTGCTCGGCTTCGTTAAACGTTTTCTCGCCTTGTGCTTCCAGGTATTGCACGCGGGCCAGCTCGACACTGGGGAGGGTGAGAGCCATGCGGTGCGCAAGCATGTTGCCAATAGCGAGGTACCAACGGTCGGGGATTTCAAGCTGCCCCGAAAGGTCGCCCACGTCCATCACTTGCCGCGAGTACCAGATGGTCATCTGGATAAACGGGTCCGAGGGCGTGGGCCAGAGCACTACTCTCGGGACCGGAATCGTGCGCTCGAAGTAGAACTGGTAAGGCTGGTTGGCCGTGAAGTTCTTATTCGGCAGGTTCGTGTAGTCGTCGCGGTTCAGACGGCTCATCTGAATCTCGCGGCTATTATTGCCCAGATAGAACTCTCGGAGCGCAAGGACGGTACCGCCGGAGGCCACGGCGCGGTATGCGATCACGTTCTCGCCCGGATCGATGTTCGTCCAGATCCACTCGTCGTCAGTAACTACTACTGCGCCCAGGTTAGTCAGTGTGTTCCACGTGAAACCATCGACCGAGTATTCGTACCGGATGTTCCACGTAGCGCTGCCGCCACCGGCTACAAATGGGAGGATTCCGATCGAGCCGATGTACACCGGGTTGTTGAGACCGTAGTCGACCGAGATGTTGCCATTCGCCGAAGTCTGCTGGCAGTATGTGTAGACGTCGCTGTCGAACGCGCTTGCAACCGCGCCGCCCGCCGAAGACGCGTAGGTGCCGGTTGGACGGTTCATTGTACGGTACAGCACATTGAGGGCGTCAACAGCGCCGAGCGGCAACTCGTAAGTGTACTGATTGGCCTTCAACCCCACCACTTCCTCGCCAATAGCCCAGTACTGGATACCCTTGTTGATCAGCGAGGACAAGAGGTAAAACAGCTGGCGCTTTGCCGACACAACCTGCTCGACCGTCAGCTCCTCGGCCAGCTTCCCGCACGAGCGAGCGCTGTCGTCGATCAGGTTCTGGACGCTGATTACGGTTGTGCCGACTGTGCCTGAATACGCCATTGAGTTACCACCCCGGACAGTTCCAACGTTTCAACGATGCGGCTTTCCGGGTCGGACGACCTGCGTCGTCTTTCAATGGCCCTGGATTGCCCTCCATTCTGGCGCAAAATGAGTCTCGGCGCGGCCCGCCTTGCGGTTGCGGAGCTTTAAGATTGCTGCCAGTTTCGCGATTATACTTCGCCCGGCCCTTTTCTGTCAACCCCGCACCCTTGGATGCGGGCAGCTTTTCGCCCCGGCCGATTGCAAGACTCGGACCGCCAGATTTCATTTTAACAGTTTTGGCGGACTGTTTGAAGGCGTCGGCCGTCGGCGCACCCTTACTACCCACCCGGCGCATTCTCTCGCCGGAGCCTTCAGCGATTCGCTCGCGCTTTGCGTTAATATTGGCGTACAAACCGCCCTCTTTGAACTTTTTACCCTTGTCGGCCTCCACGAATTCCTTGCCGACCTTTTGAGGTACGCCGCCGAAACCGCCCTTCGTGTTCGCGGCAGCTTGCATTAAACGATGCTGAGCAGGCGATTTGCTTGGCATGGTCAGCCGCAGAAAATTGTTACTGCGGCAGCGGTCGGAAGAGTAACGTGGATATTTGTACTGAAGCGAATACCATTACCCGGCAGCAAAGTCGAGAACGGGTTGGTGGGTGTGGCAGAAATGTTGACCCGCATAAGCACAGTGCCGGTTGCGCCGCCATCACGAAACACAATCTCTCCGGCTGTGCCGCCAGTTAATAGCTGATAGCCAGCGAGGTTCGTTGCACCAGCGAAAATTACGCCCGTCGTATCCCTATGCGCGGCAAATACATTCGTCAATGTTGACATTACTACTCCTTAAAAAGTTGGGGGCCGAAGCCCCCACCCTGCTTAACAGACCGGACCACCCTATTTGAACGTTCCCGAGAGCTTCGAAATCGCTACAGGATGGGAAGGAGCTTTTTTCGGCATTGCTACGGCGTGGCCGCTGTTATTAACAGCTCCCCCCGTAGCGAAATGCTTTTTTGCAGCACCGCCTTTTTTGTAGCCACCCACGCCGCCCATCTTCACGTCACCAGTAGGCGCAGAATTGTGGTTAGGCTTGGCTTCCACCACTTTCGTCGTCTTGGCCATCGTCTTGATGATGCCGCCAGACTTGTAACCCGCTTGGCCGTCTACGACGCCACCGGTCATGTACCCGCCGGGTTTAGTGGACTTGGCGATACCGCCGGTCTTCAAGCCTCTGTGGGCCTTGGACGCTGGCATATCTGCATGCTTTTCCAGCTTTTCCTCGACGCCGCCGCCCTTTTTCATCATTGGACGACCCATCTGTGCTGGCATTGAAGAACCTGGGCGACCAACCATGGGGGTGCCACGGGACGGAGGCACGGGCGCACGCATCGGGCGCTTCGAAGCCATTGCGCGAACGGCTGAAGGGTTACCCATTGGAGTAGTTGGCGTTGGTGTACGGGATAAACCTTCCATCACGCCCCCGTTCATCTTTTTTACAGGCTTAAACCCGTCCTTCGAGCCTTCAGCGATCATGCGCTTAAAGCTAGCGGAGCCGCCCTTCTTGAGCTTCAGAGTAACCGAAGGCTCCGTCGTCTCCATTTTGACCATTGGCTTAAATTGACCCATGTCGTTCTCCTATTAGTTCAGGTTTTGGTTGACGCCAAAAGCACCGATGCGGGTTGCATTTGGACCTGCGGCAATCGCGGGGAGCATGATACCAAGGACCAAACGACGAATGCCGTTGGGAGCAGAAGACGGGCTAAACGTTCCACGCACATCACCAGTTGTGGTAGTTGCAGCAGCAGTATCAGCAACAGCCAAAGTACCAGTATCGATGGCAAAGCCCGTGTCCCAACCAACGTGCGAAATGTACACGCCGCTGGTCACACGGATCGGCATGCCAATCAGCTGGGTCGTACCAACGGTCACAGCCGCAACAGTAGCTGCGCTGGTGGCAACGCTCAAGATCTGGTAGAACGCTTTTTTGCCGTTGGTTGTGGCGCTCGCAACCGAGGTGATGGCCTCAGACATGCGCTGGCCATACTCATCAAAGCCCGTGATGGTGATTGTGGTGGCCGTACCACCAGCTGCCAAAGTTACGGATACTGCGCGTGCGCAATCCAACTGCACAACGGGGACACCTTCTGGACGGAAAACGTACTTAGCGCCCAGCAAACTGGTGGTCAGCAACGCCAAACTACCTGCGGCAGCTGGGGTCTGCGATGCACAAATGTTCGCAGTGTTCGAGGTCAATGGGACAGTATCGAATGTGTAGATGCGAGCCATTGGGCCAACACCTACGTCCATCTGCGACGGGTCGGCCAAGAAATCTTGACCTTGCGTAGTGATGGTTGTGCTGGCTGCGGTCTGGGACACGTTCACAAGGTAGGTACCAACACCACCAGTACCGGTGCCGAGACCCGTAATAAAAGTGCCAGCAGTGACGCCAGTGCCGTTGACAAAAGAGCCAATCGTGATGGGGTCGCCTTGCAGGACAGCGGTGATGGTCAATGTGCCGCCGCCAGCGGTGGAAATCGAACCGGTGTAAGTGCCGCTAGTGGGGTAAGGGGTTGTGCCCATTGCGGTGGGCGCAGTGCCCAAGAACAGGTCGTCGGAAAATTGGGGCATTTGATCTTCTCCTTGAAAAGCTTGATCAGAATTGAAAAAGGGGTGGAGCTGGGCTCGCGCCCAGCTCCTGGGGGCGTATTAAACGCCTGGGGTACCGTACAGCGTACGGGGGTCGGTCCAGCCGAGGTCGTAACGCTCTGTCGCCTTGTAGCGCATAGAGTCAGTTTCGAAATCGCCTTCCATCGTCTTCTCCAAAGCACGGCGCATCATCAGCTTCGTGCCTTCTGGAGCGTCAGTCTGGACCCACCATGCGTTGGCGTTGGTCAAACGGCTCAACACCGCAGCGCCTTCGTCCAACAGGCCGATAGACTTCACGGGGTTGATGTCGTTGTTGGCCGT